CACTTTCGAGCAACTAACACTAGTACCAAGAATATTGTACTCTGCATCACTTAACCAATCAATAGTATCACTCAAAGAATAAGGTGGATTCTTAAATAGCTTCAACTTATCTTGTACTGCCGCAACTCTTTTAGTTTGTACTTTTCCGCTTTCTAGTAGTGCCGTTAATAGTTCGCCCAAGGTTTTATAATGCAGATTTGCATTACAGAATTTGAGTTCACCACCAGATAAATCCGATATTAACTGAAACTCATATAACATAGACGATCTAGACTTATTGATATAAGATATTGCTCCACACTCTATAATAGCTTTTGCTGCTGTGGAATTGATATCGTTTAGAACTAGAAATAAGGTTTCTAGCCAATTTAATTCACCAATAGGCTTTGGTAATTTTTCTTGGATTTTAATCAACTTCTTATATACAGAATCGCCCAAACTCTTAATGTCCCTCAATCCAAAATAGATATCTCCATCATGAATAAAGAAATACTCGTTCATCATTCTTAAATCTGGAAGACGAACAGTAATATCCATTTCTGTGGCATTTTGGAAAAGCCCCTTTATCTCTGCATGAGGATCAATCTTATCACGAGCAAATTTGAGATACGCCTTGAAAAACATCTTGGGAAAGTGAGCTTTAGCATATGCTGATAAGTATGAATTCATAGCATATGACACAGCATGTGAGTGATTGAATGAGTAGCGTTGACTTTTTTCGATCCATGCAAATATCGTTTCTGCTTCACTTTCGTTTACAATTCCTAGTTTTTTACATCCTTCCATAAAAGCAGTTTTTACCTTAGCCATTTCATCAGCTTTCTTTTTGCCGATAGCTTTTCGTAAATCGTCAGCTTGTTGAGGAGTAAATCCAGCAATACGAACACAAATATCCATCGCTTGTTCTTGATAGATCATTTCGCCGTAACTATCTTTTAGGGAAGGCTCTAGAGCAGGATGAAAATAGTCAATACTTTCTTCTCCATTTTTTCTATCGATATAGTGTTGAGTAACACTTTTATTATCACGGATACTTTCGAGGCACCCAGGTCTAACTATCGATAATAAAGCAGAAAGATGTTCTATGATTTCTGGTTTTAGTTTTTTAGCAATACTGCGACCTAATCTGGACTCTAGCTGAAAAACTCCCTTAGTATTTCCGCTGCCAATAAGTTTCCATGTTCTTGGACATTCCAGATTAATATTTTCGATATCTGGATCAAATATGACTCGTCTATTCTTATCTAGATTAAACTGGCAGCCACATGGGAATTTTATAATCTGATTAGACATCTATATTTTATACCTTAAATGAATCTCTAAACTTAACTTTACTACCAAGATTTCTGAATAACTTCATGAAACGAATCATTATTTCTGCTGTGTCTTTAACGTCTTTAATAGCATCATGCGCTCCGTCTTTACTAATTCCAAGATATTCGCGCAAATTATCCATAGAATAACTTTTGAGGTCGCTATTACTTTCAAACCAATAAAACACAATATTCATAACATCAACCACATCGCGTGGATAGAAAATATTTGTTGTATTATCTTTATTGGTCTGTCCATATTTTTTACTCAAACGATCAACAATACGTAAATCAAAACGATTGATATTATATCCAGCAGCAATAGGAGCACTAAATTGGCTTTTGCGACTTCCTCGGCTATGATATTTATCAAGATAATTTACAAACATATTCCAGCTTTGTTGCTGTATTGGATATTTTTTCCATTCTTCTAGAACAGCAGCTTCTGAACAGCCCTTAACTTTACCGTGGAAACTTAATATGTCTGTAGTATATGTATAGTTATCATCTGCTTCCAGAACTTCTGGTTTGAAATTTACATTAAATTCTGATCCTTTAACTATTTCTAATTTAACTGGGTCAACAATAACAGCAGCAATTTGTACAGGAGAACAAGTTTCTGGATTATTGCCGTCTGTCTCAAAGTCAAATACGCAAATTGGATTTTTGTTCATCTAAATTATTCCTCAATTTCTACACTTACCAATGGTTTAATCATAATCTTTGTATCAGGATTATCGACTTCTGCTGCGTTCAATGTTTTACAGCAGCTTACTTTTTGATCTGTTACTCTTGTGTATTGTTTTCCGTTGTAAGTAAAAACTTGTCCAACACTCAATGTCTTAAATAATACAGCCTTCATTTGTTATCTCCGTTTCTAATAAGGTTTCTTGAATATCCATAATTTTATCTAGATATGCTATACCTAAGATATCAAGTTTAATTACCCCGATAGCTTCTAGATCTTGCATTTCCATACCAGCAATAAGTTGTTTGTTCTTACTATCATAAATCATTGGGCAGATTTCTGCAAGCGGATCAGAGCTAATAGCTATTCCAGCAGCGTGTTTTGATTGATTGCTTTTTGTTCCTTCAAGCCTAATAGCCTGTTCAAAGCGTTTTGCTAATGGACCCTCTAATTCGCCCGCTTCATTATAGAAACAATAATCTCTAAGATGATCAGCCATATTTTCTAGGCTCCATCCTAAAATAGACGCTTCTCCCGTTTCCTCTTTCATTGTCTGTAGTTCGTCGGAAATCTTAGATTCTTCTGGAATATTTTTGGTAATTTTATTCATTTCTTCAAATGATACATTACCATATACTCTTAGAACATCTTTGAGGGCGGCACGACCTTTGATTGTATTAAATGTAATCATTTGTGAAACATTTTTATGACCATATTTATCTTTGATATATTGTATAACGTGTTCACGCTTTTCAATAGGAACGTCAACATCAATATCTGGTAGACTTATATGATCAGCAGTATTTCTTCCTTCGTTATAAAATCTTGAAAATAATAGATTGTATTTGATCGGATCTATTTGTGTAATACCAATTAAATAAGATACTAAACAACCGGCACTCGACCCACGGCCAGGGCCGGGAAGCCAGCCGCTTCTTCTAATAAAATCTAAAATATCCGACACAATTAAAAAATAACTACTAAGACCAGCTCCCTGTAGAATATCCAATTCACTTTTAATTCTGTCAATATATATTTGATGTTGATCTTGTGGAATTTTGTCTTTGATTTTTTTAACCCAACCCTTACGACAAAGTTCGCGCAAATACTCGTCCTCATTAAATCCGTCAGGACAAGGAAATTTGGGAAGTCTTGGTTTGCTTAGAATAGAATATTCCTCAACCATATCGTTAACAATATTTGTATTAGCTATCTCTTCTTCGGTATGGATTGCCGCCATTTCTTCTTGTGAAGGAATATGATAACAATCGCTCTTAAAGAAACACCCAAGTGGCACATCTTCTCCGCGAGATAATTTATCACTAATTTCGCTAAATGTTGTTTTCAGATTATTGCACAACAAAATACGCTGATCTTCACAATCAGATCGTTCACAATAATGCGCATCAGGAGTACATATTACTTTAACGCCCGTCTTCTTTCCAATTTCCCTAATAGCATTAGTAAGATCAACTTGAATAGGAAGATTGTCCTTATCAATTAGCTGGGCCTCAAGAAATAGCTGACTACCGAAAATCGTCTTGAGATATTCAACGTGTTTCACGCCTAGCTCTAACCAGTTTTCTCGCAATCGCCCATAGTCTTCAACAATTTCATCTGCTAAACTTGATCCTAAATGACCAGTTATACCTATTAGATTTCCACTATTCAATTTCTTAATGGACTCAAAATCTAGTCTTGGTTTATAATAGAAATTTTCAGGTAAATTACTTGTGGAAACAATTTTAATCAGATCTTTCCATCCTTGTAGGTTTTTGCATAAAACTAAGAAGTGAGACAAACTTTTATTTGATTCATCTTGAATTGTTGGATCATTTTTACATATATATAACTCGCAACCCAAAATAGGTTTGATTTTTGCTGCTTTTAAGCTCTTATAGAATTTTACAACGCCCGCTATGGAGCCGTGGTCGGTAATAGCACAAGCTGTTGCTCCGATAGCTTTGCATCTTTGAGCAATTTTGTCTGTTTTGCTGAGTCCGTCAAGCAAAGAAAAATGCGATTTACGAATGGACGTGTAGCGGCACATACCTGGCCGACACGTCCAAAATTTTCTCCTCTGTCATAATTATTCTATTGTTCCTGGAGCCTTATAATGAGCAACACTATAGTCTTTTGGTTGATATTTCTTGATGGTATCATTCATACCCATTAGATTAATATCGTGTCTGATTTGTTCACACATAGTCATTGGTGATCCGTTCTCGCATACTTGACCGTCGCGGTACTCTATAATAGGCAGAATTGTGGGATGTCCAACAAACGTGTTTTTACCGAAATAGCAAAACTTCTTACATCTCCACGATTTAGAAAGTTTTGGTTTCTTGCATCTTTTAATTGCCTCAAATTTAACACGAAGCATTTCTTCGGTTTCGGCCAAATCATCCTTGCTAAAACACACAGAAAAAGGTCCGCCATCATTAATAAAATTGATAGTCACAATAATATGTTCATATTGAGGATACATTTTACTAATAGCATAATGATATATTCTTAATTGAGGGTCTTTGTAGAGTTTGGCTAAGGTTTTTTCTTCTCCTGTCGCCCAATCTTTTCTTCTTCCTGTTTTTAAATCGATAATTTCTAATGTATCTTTATTTTCCTGTACTATAAGGTCTATTGTTCCTTTGATTCCTAATTTTCCCCTAATTTTTCCTTCAGGTAAATCGTACTCATAATTCGCCCATTCTTTATCAATAATGATATCAAAATGTCCCTCACTACTAAAGATGTTTCTGTTGCGTGGATCAAACATCCCATTGTGTGATGTGAGCATCGTATTGACCCATTTGAGGCATTCTTTTAAATCTTTGGGTGTCCAGACAAGGTTTTTAGATGCGGCCGTGTAATGATCGTATATGGATTTGGTCAATTTTTCGACATTATACTTTTTAATATCAATCTTGCCAATCATATCATCTGTATAAGATTTTGTACCATTTTGTTCACATAATTTAATTTCGGCCAAAATTTCCATAACCTTATGGCAAATACTACCTTTATCTGCTGCTTTTCCTGATGGGCTTTTAATACCAATATTATATTCAAGAAAATAGGCGTGTTCACAGAGGCTATGTGTGTTATATGATGAACTTCTGAGATATGTTATTATCATAATTTTCCTTGTAAAAATTTTCTTATCATATTATTCCGGTCTTCAATACTTAGCTCACCAGGAATAATACAATCAAATATAGATTGATCACATTGATCTGGATCTAAACCTCTTTCGCTCATAGCCTGGGAATTAAAAGGATTTCTTTCCAATTTTATAATGATTCCTCCGCGATTCTTGACGGCAGCGCCCTCATTAGCACCAAACCTTAAATCGTTTATCAAGGCAATAGCTGGTCGGTCTTTATCTATAAGTTTTAGCGTAGCATCAACCCAAACATCTTCATACATACGCCTAAAAATGCCCGTACCAACAAATTCCATAACCTCACGAGCGGTCATAAATCTTTGAGCTTCGATATGATTTTTAACAGGCCATGGATATTGATCAGTCCCCCAGCCAGGCATATCAACCCATTTTAATTTAGTGGGAGTATTTTTATCTTCATCAGAACCATAACATTGTTTATATGTTAATCCTAAGATATTGATACAGACATCTCGTTTTAGAGGATCAGCAAAGCTGTAAATTTTAACATTACCAAGAATGAATTTATCTAAATACAGTCTCTCAACAAACTCTGCACTAGTAGATTTCCCACTTTGTTTTTTGCCCGCAAAGGCTATGATTTTAGTCATCAAACATATCTCCGTTTAGTTATCAATCATCCATCATAAGTAAAAATAACACAAATAGTATTACAAATATTGGCATAGTTTTATAACCTCAGTTTTTGTATAGCTTCTTTAATTTCAATCTCAATTTCTTCCGAAGATAATTCGGCAACGTCATTTTTAGATATCTTTAATCTATATGTCTTATAGGTATTTTGGCACTTCTTTATAATTTTTTCCGCAGCTATATCTCCAGGTCCATCATTATCGGTAAGGATGATAAGATTCATAGCGCCGCTACCATCTAATAATATCTTTTGAAAGTCGCTCATGTTAGTTCCAAATATCGCTACTGCATTATGTATCCCGTTTTCTTCTAATTTCCATACATTACCTGGGCTTTCAACAATGATTGCTGTAGCAGAATCTTGAATGTATTTTTTAGCGAACCACATATTATATAGGTGATTTTCTGTTTTAGATCCAAAGCTATGTTTCCATTTACTATAAAGATATGCGTAAGCGGGATCGGGACACGCCCCTGTATGATATAATTCACACTTATCACAAACTGGTAATATAGAGCGGCCAGTACATCCAACCATATAAGAGTAACTATTATCATAAATAGGAACAACAACACGATTACTCATACTTTTGTGTTGTTCCTTACATAAACCAACATCATATTTACGCAATATTTCTGCGCTATATCCTCTATCAAGATAATATTGGGCGGGTATTTCAAGTTTCTTTATTATTTGATTTCTTGTTATTTTGCTGTCTGGTTCATCTATTGATTTCTGCATATATCCAATCATACTAGAAAACTTTTGTTTTTCTTTGAATGTTTTGGATACCTTAATATCTTTAAGTGATTTATTTAGAAATTTCTCTATAAAGGTAATAGTATCTTCAAAACTCACCATAGGATCGCCATTCTTGGTCCAATTTAATTGTTCGCGTGAAAGTATACCGCGAACAAAACCTATTATGGAACCCTTGAAAATTTCGTGACAGTTATGTGTTCTACACTTCCAGTTTCCTCTATAAGTATCTCCTTCTGGATAAATGTTGATGGCGCTCTCATTGTCTCCACCATGAATGGGACACGACATAGTAATCATACGATTAGCGTATTTGTAATCGATGTGATATAAATCTAAAAACTCTTCTATTTGGTCACAAAGACTGTCACACAAGATTTTTAGCTTATACTGATCAATCAAACGGGATTTCTGGTTCATTATTGTCGTTGTCATCTTTTAGTTCGAAACCATCCTCTTCTTTATTATTGCCGTTCATAATTTCTAATTTGGTTTTGCCCTCTGTAATTTTGGCACACCATCCCTTCATATGACAATTGATATAGTCATTACTGTCTAATCCTCCTCCGTGCCTACTAACAATTGGAATTAGTTTACGATTACCATTATTAGGTCCGTCTTGTGCTAATTCTTCATCTGTTTTCTTTTTGAAGATAGAAAAATTAGAACACAACCATATGATTCGGTCTGATCCACTAGCTGCCGACGTATCTTCCGAATTAATTCCGTCACGGTTTAGCTGCATAAAAGCTAGAATTGGAACCTGATAACGAACTGCAAAATTATGTAAGCTGGTCATCATAAACCCAAGAACTTGATATTCTTTCATATCTTGAGAAATACCCTTACTATCCATTAATTTCAGATAGTCATAAATAATAACACATGGTTTAGCATGGCCGTTTGCGTCGAGTCCAACTTCTTTTAGTAACCATCTACGCATAATAGCTAATTGTTCTTCGAACTCCATACCAGCTATTGTTTTGTAAAATAGTTTAGCTTGTTTCAATTCGTTAGCGGCTTCAAAAACCTTCTGTTTAATATTGGGCGATTGAGCAAATGTTCCTTTTTCGATAGAATTGATTTCTGTTTCCGTCATCATAGCCAATATTCTATATTTATGATCTTTGATGCTCATTTCAGTATCCATATTCAATACTGGTAGTTTATGGGTACAGGCTATATATCGACCCATATTATCAGCCATTTGAGTTTTTCCAGTATTTTTTGTAACAACATAATTATCTGTTACATAAAGCTCGGCTTTTGTATTAACACTAATACATTGTACTATTTTTTTGCCAATATTTTCTACTTTAGCTATCTGGTAATAAACTAGATCATTATTTATAAAGACAGGTATTTGCCAGTTTAATACATTACTACTATACATTAATTCTTTTAGAGTAGTTTTGATTGGAT